ATGAGCTTGCATCTCAAAGATAATGGTTTGATCATCTCGTGCAGCTATCTTAGCAGACAAGACCACATCGTCCTCACTAACGCCATTCTCTGCAGCGTCTTCCTTTGTACGGACATTACAACCTAGCTCATACGTAGCCATGGCACGGTACGTTGTAGACTTCATCTCCTCCATGTGAAGCAAGGCTATCTTAGCCTCTGACTTTAGGAGCCCTATCTCAAAGTACCTAATCAGCTCAGTCTTACCTTGACCACGCAAAGCTTTAATGAAGGTGAGACCACCCTTCACTAACCCCCTGATCTTATCGTCTAGTGCAGTGTGACCAGTGGCTACGTACTCGTAGGGGTTCTCAGTCCTGATGGCTTTCTCTACCTCAACGTCACCCACAAAGAAGTTATCTGGTGAGAACCGTTGAGGCTTTATAGCAGCCCACTTCAGGTCATCTTGATCACCAGCTTGGATGAAGTCGTTAGCATCCTTGTGTTTGGTCAGAGGTACATAGTAAAACTTCTCAGGGAATAACTCATAGAGCCTAGTCGCTGCGCCCTTACCTGCATCGTCCTGCTCACCAGCGTAGACAATCTCTTGGAATGAGTTGAGGTAGTCAAAGTTACGCTTGATAAATTTATCAGACAGTGAGGCAGATGGTATCGACTTAACTGGGAAACTCTTACCTAGGGCTTGGTATAAAGATGCAGCATCAAACTCACCTTCTGTAAGGTAAAGACGTTTACTAGAGCCAGCGTTAAAGTCTGGGCCAAAGAGATCCTGCAAGGCACCCTTCTCCTCAGTCCAGAACTTCTTCTCCTCAAAGCCTCTGTACTTTACATTTGATGGGTACTTAAATGCGTACCTAACCTCGTCACCCTCACTGTCCAGTTGAAGCTGGATCTTAAAGAGTTTACAAACGTCAGGATCAATACCCCGTATGCCGTTGAATGTTGCTGAAGCTATCTGCCTTGTGTGTACTGGTGGTTTCATTGTGTTCACTGGATAAGCCTCCTCTGCCCAATCAGCAATCTCACTCCTAAAGTTAGGACGTGGGTATTTACCAGGCTTACCTGTCTTACTGTCGCACACGTGGCAAAAACCTGACTTAGTTACTGAGCTGTAGTAGAACCCATCTGAGCTACCGCAATCCACGTAGGGACACGCAACTCTTTCCACATCAAACTTCTTTTCTTCTGAGGCTATCATACCATGTCTCCTTCTGACCAGTCATCCCACTCGTCTTTGTTGTAAGCTTCGTCCAAGTCTCTCTCGAACTGTAAGTCATTCACATGACGTTGAACTATGAGAAGAACGTCTTCCTTTGACAGGTTATTCTCCTGCATGTAGTGGTCTAACTGTTGTGTGTCTGTGTTATCCATCTCTCTATCCTCTTGGTACTATTTGGAAAAGACCTTCTGTCTGCTTTAGAGAAAGTATTATATCAAGAAGCTGTTGGTATGTCATGACAAGCATCTCGTACTTCTCTAAACTATCATCCCACTGTCGTATATACACAACACCTTCCTCCGCTATAATCATCTCAACGTCATTCATGTTCCCTGTTTCGTCAAGGCTTTGAATGATTGCTGCGTCCGGTTCAAACTCAACTGTAAACATACCGCCTCCTAGAATAAAACAAGGACAAGAAGAATGGATAGTAAGATATTCACTAGAGTTTCTCCTCCCCATTAAGTTGATTAATACGCATCTGTGAGTACCTGATAACTTTCTCCAAGTCAATGACCTCACTCTCAACCTGCGTCTTACCCTCGTACATCTTGTAACCTGCACGGCTGGCGTACTTAACGATGTTGCCCCGCCAGAACTCAAAACCATTACGCATGATGTATGTGATGGGTTCAATGGCCCACCGTGCATAGTGTTTAGGTTCATTCACTATGTCTGATGTATGCTCTGCCAATACACTCTCCTTAAAGTCTTCACGTTCTTTTATTAGACGATTCCATTCACTCTTTATCATCGTCATCCTCCGTGAGTGCATCCCAAGACACAGGGAACAACTCAATCATCTTGCGATCAATCTGTTGTGCTACTGCCCGTGTCTCTGCCTGAGTGTCAGACTTGCAGCGTAGGTTACACATGTCAGCGAAGGCATCAAGGCTACCAGACCAGTACCACTCAGTCATCGTGCTCTGTGGCAGTACCATACGGGCTTGCTCAGGTGCTACTCCTGCTGCGATAAAATTACGGTAGGATTCGAGCGCCTTTCCATCTGAAAGAGTTTGTATTGCAGTCGGTGACATCGGAAACTTACCTCCAATATCAACCATACCGACCACGCCATCAGACCCTTGCTTCTTGTCGGCACTCCGTCCACGCCATACGTCAGGCACATAGAACTCAGGCTCATCATCGACATATCTACGGCTGATCTCGTTCCATCTCAAGAACTTATGCTTGACTAGCTGCCGTGCTACAAACACAGGAGCCTTGATGTGAAAGCTGGCAAAGCAGTGACCGAATGGACTGATGTGCTTGTGCTTGGCAAGATAGCGGATCAGCTTATCGTCTTTCTTCTTGAGATTAGGTGGCCCCCAAGGATCGTCTTCCATCTCACTCACCTTACCAAAGGATACCCGTGCAGCGTTAGCTACTGTCAAGTCTGTACCCATGTGGTCTATGTATGTTGCTTTAATTGACATCAGGGTCTACCTCTCAATGCTTTTGGTTTCTTTGGGTTTTTCCTTAGCGAAGTTTTAGTTACGGATCTGTAAGTAGTCGTGGCGTGTCGAGTATATGCCCACTTAGGGCCTTCCAATGTTTTAATAATTGCCTTACCCATCTACCTGTACCCCTATACATTCTACTGTTTCATTCTTATCGTTGACCATTACCGCTGCATCTCTGAGTGCAGTACTGCAGAAGGTCTCGTTCTCGTATGTGCCTAAGTGGTAATACTTTATACCTAACTCAGGTACAAAGACAAACCATATCAACAACCAAGTACTAACCATTGTCCTTCTCCTCCCTTGCTTTTAGACCGTCCTCGATCATGTCCAAAAATTCTCCAAATTCATCACCCAAAAGATTGTGCTTAGAGATTAGCTCGTCAATTAATCCAGAATTCTCTTCCACGTTGTTTCGTAACTGAATGTTCTCCCAAACCAAGTAAGCAAGGATAACCCCATAGCCTAGAAGAATGATGTCAAGTGTTTCCAAAGTGTGTATCCTTTTTTGTTTGGCCCACCCTGCAGGACTCGAACCTGCAACCTAATGCTTAGAAGGCATTTGCTCTATCCAGTTGAGCTAAGGGTGGTATCTTTAGAACAAGGGGTAGTGAGTGTCACCCTTATCCCTCATTTGAATTGCATCGTCAATAAGTTTTTGAAGGAAGTCTGATCGAGCGTACTCACCTGACCACTCAAGGTCGTCCCTCTCCTTTTGCAGGCTCCCTATGTGTCTGTCCAGAAGTACTAGTCTTTTGTCCATTGTCTTTCTCCATCTTGCCCACCCAATGAGTAACATCATCGTACTCTGTTAGTGGTAACTCTTCGTCTTTCTTATCGTCTGCCATTGCTTTTATCCTTTTAATTAAATGCAGACCAGTAGTAGATGTACTATTAGTATATACTGTTAGTATCTATAAGTATTATTTTCTATAAAAGAAATAAATACCAAGGGTAATACTAGCAGTACTACTAACAGTATTAACGTAGGCACCTCCTTCTGTATTTCAAGTACCCTATTCATCTTTTTTATAGATTAGGTAGACCACACACCAGAACACTACTGTGGTACCTATTGCTATCAACTCATACACAGGCATTTACAATCAAACCTTTCACTTTAAGTAAGCCTTACAGCCTACTGTTTTACTTGCATTAGCCTTACTGTTTCATGAACAGATCAAAGTCTCGCTGCTCTGTCGGTGATGTACTAGCTGAGACCCAAGGGTGTTGCTTTTTTAACACACCGTCAGCCCAACTTAAAAGAGAGTCTTCCCACCCATAGCTGCTGTCCAGGACTGCATCCTCTGACTCAACGTACAGGTGTTTGTTGATGACCTCCCTCCAGTAATTCCATTGCCTCCTTGTCCCTTGGAATAGATGGTGTGGTTTGATGTCTGTCTCCTCGCCTGTGCCATCGTTTTGTAGGTGAGCGAAAGGCCTATCATTTAGGTAGACCTCCGCTTGGTAACAGTTACCGCAGTCTGACATCAAGTCATCGTGAAGTACTGATCTCAATTCTACTCGCATTACTCTGTCTCCTCTTTTACATAGTACCAAGCGGTAGGGTCATCAGGTAACACCCTTGGCCGCCAGTGGTTAGGATTACCTTCATCATTTACAGGTGGGCGAAAGTCAAACATGTCTCTCAGTGCGCAACACTTATCACGCATGTCGCTGAGTTGTGACAGTCGTACATCCATCATCTCCATTGTGTCATCTACAATGCTGTCCATACAGTTGTAGACTTCGAGTAGTATGCGTACTTCGTCACGGGTGAGTTCTGTTTTGATTGTCTTCTTAGTCATTGATCAGTTCCTCTACTTTAGCCAACACTTTGGCACGATCTAGATAGTATTGCATTAGCTCAACATCATCATACTCAACCTCACTCCATGATGTTTGCTCCATGTCATTCTTAAGTAAATCTTTGAGCATCAACAGCTCACTCGTGTACAGTTCCAGCTTATCCATTATTCCACCTCCTCTTCTACTTGAATAGTGATACCACTTTGGATCTCTCGAAAGATACGAGACAACCTGTCCACACTTGCCTTGGGTAGGTCAATGCAGTCACTCCCTTGCAAGTCACCCTGCACTCGCATTGTACCATCACTGTACAGTGTACCTGTCCAGCCATAACCCAAGTCTCTGATCTTCTCTATTGTCTTAGTCATTGTCCTATACTCCCAGTTGTTTTAATAGGTCAGCATCTTCTTGAGTGAAGGCAGCATCTACCTTGGTATATTGGCTATCCCAATACTGTTCTTTGTACAAGGGGTCAGCCCATGTTAAGTCCAGTCCATAGGTAGCCTCACTTATGTAGCTATCGCCTAGCTCGAATGAACCATAGGTCATGTCTGTCTTAACAGCAACGAACCAACGTGCGTACTTGTTAGACTTCTCTTTATCAGGGCGCTGGTATGTCTTGAGTAAGCGCAGCTCTGTCTCACCAAAGGGGCCATGCCCTTTGAATATAGCGTATGGTTTATCTTGTGGGCGGGACTTTCCTAGTAGGTTCTTAGTCATTACGCCATCTCCTCTACTGATTGGCTGTTAAATTCATATACTGCCTTAGCAAAGCCACGGGGTGTGGCAGATCGTATATCTTTGGTGCGCTGTGACTTACCGCCCAACTTTTTGTGTTGCTTACTATACCCATCCTCAGGTTGAACTGGATCAGCCCACGGCATCACAAAGCCATTGCCTGTCCACAAGCATGTCTTTTTAGGGTAGGCATCTTTGGCTGCGATATACTCAGGCCAACGTGGATGCTCTGCCTGATCGTCATGGATGTATCCGCCATACTCATAGGGGTGGAAGCTATGGTCAGGCTTACGCCACTTAGTAGCCAATACACTGACAGGGTTCTCCACAAAGTAAGGGACACCCAGCGCATCAAATAGCTCTCCGCATCTCATGGCATGACTGACTGCCTTAATTTGAAACAGTGGGTCACGATCTGCCTTGCGCTTGAAGTGTGCCGCACCTGATACAGCCATGTCAGTACAGACAGGGAAGGCCATGCCAAACACTACGTTTTTATCTTCAAAGGCCTCTTTAAGTGCTACGATGTTTCCGTAGTTGTGTAGGTCAGATTTATGAAATCGGATAGATCCCCCGCCATCAAAGCGATCAACCCAGCCAGCCTCGTCATGTTGAATGTCAAAGGCGTGACAGGTATACCCCGCCTCTGCCCATGGTTTAAGTGCCTCGCCTGTGAAGTCATAGAGGCTGATTACGATACCTTTTGTCATGGTCTTACCCTCTCAGTTAATCGTCTCTGTCAGGAAAATTATGAGCTTGTCCACATTGTCAAAGCCCTCTTGCAGGACGAGATACCCTTCCCGATCCTCTACAGTATAGGCCAGCAAAGCCCAGCTTGGATCTTCTCGCATGTCAGGGTTCAAGTAGTCCACAAAGATCCTGCACACATTGCCATGAATTTCCTCTTTCTGGAGTGATGGGCAGGTGTCATTTTTCCAAGTGCTATTCTCCCAGCCATGCGGTGCTAGTGCGTGAAAGAGTTTGTTGAGCATGTCATAGTTGTCATACTTTTCGTGCGGTACATCTGTGATCAGATAGTTTGGAAAGTGCATCTGTGCTTCCTCTCTTGCTTCCTGTGCGTCCTGAAATAGTGCGTTAACTTTTCCCATTTTCTTTCCCCTTTAATATCCTAGGCCGTAGCCGATTAGTAGTAGAGCATAGCCAGTGGCACATAGGCAAAGCAATGCTATAGCGTCTTTGATCCAATCCATATCTACACCTCCAACAGTGTTCTTGTCTTATTAAAGTAGACATGGTGACGCATAGATCCACCCCTCTCGCTCTTGTGCTTGTGAATGCTACCTATCTTTATGTCCAACTGACCATCTGCTGTTTCAGCCCAAACAGTAATTCTTTCGGGGTATTGCTCCTTAAATAGATCCAAAGCCCTGCCTGCTACCTCTAGCGTGGTCGTGTCTATGTCTAAACGTGCCATTTTTAGCCCTCCAATTCTTTTATGTATTGCAAGTATTCTTGCGCTTCTTTTAGCGTCCCAAACTCTTGCACGATACCATGACCGTCAATTGTTTCCTCTATATGCCAAACCATTTGACCACTGCTATCCATAATGCTTTTGATTGTTGAGTTTGTCATTTTTTATTCCTCTTTCTCTTTTACACCAGCCCAAACAATCAGGCCCAAAACTATTCCAAAAACTAGGGGCATTGCCACCACAAAACCAATAGGCATTTTCTCACCTCTTTCTATTAGTGCAAGGGATACGAGATATTTGCTACATCTTTTGACCAGCAGGCACGGCAATCACCACAGTGCCCAAAATCTTGCTCTTTCTTTTCCTCTCTTGTCATTACTTTGAAAGCTTCAGAAGATACCACCTTTGCATCCTTGTTGGTGCGATAGGCAAGGCACTCTTTCCCATGTATTGCCTCACCTTTTCTGTGGACTGTAGAGGTGTTTTCATGCCCCTTAATTGGCTTGTCGCTTATCATGGTTGCACTAACACGGATCACCAAGTTGCTAGGCTCTGTGCCGTATTGTTTGCGGTATTGCTTCACTAGCTTGGCCTCTCTTGTTGGCAACCAATGCTTTATATTAGGTGTCAATTCGGCTGATAAAGCAATTGCGTGGAGCATATCAACAGATTGCAGGTCTCCACTATCAAACCACCTGTGATAGTTTACCCCAAGCTTTTTGCATCCTCTCTCTATTTGGAAAGATACCATTTTTGCCCAAAGCTTTGGATTTTCTTTGATCATCTTAACCGCTTTAAACAGATTGTTAGTCCAGCCTGTATCTACTGAAGGCCTAAGTTTCTGAAGCTTTAGGGCATAGCATCGTGAACAAGTGGAGCCCTCAATATCAACAAGCTTGCCACCTACATTGCAATGCTTTGCGCTTATTGCGAAAGTAGTAGAAGGCATTTTAGTATTGCCCAAAGATACTTTCCCACTTTCCTCAATTGATTTTTTGAGTGTTAGCTTTTCCATATTGAAACTCTCTTTCTGTTTTCTGTTATCTCTTGTTAGGAAGGTAATCATCAAGAATGGAATTGCAAGTGGTTCAATAAAGTTTTTTCAAATTAATTTCACGTTATGTTTTTGACTATATAATAGGCGAGAAGATTTACCGAATGTGATCACAAAATTACTGGGGTTATAGATGCTTTCTCTATTTGTGATCACAAGCTGAAAATTCTTAGAGCTAAACCCAAACTAGTTTAAGGTTAAACCATATGACAAAACATTTAGTTTAACGTTAAACTACTTTTGGAAATAATAGTTTAATATTAAACCATCGGTATATAAGAGCTTGTTTATATAAGAGATCCTGGATATAACCGAGTGTCGCTTGGGGTAGGGGGCGTGGGCCAGGGCGGGGGTGTACGCTATATGTATATGCCCAATGACAGCGGGGGGTAAAAACGGTTCTGTTAACCACTTATGGAAATTTATGGTTTACAAGTATTACAGGTTGAAGCATTTATTAAGATTCTTGTAACACTTTAGGGGTGAAGTAACGTACTTGTAACATAGTTGTAACAATTCGTGATCACATTTAGTATAAATAAGGGCTTGACAAAAGTGCGGGTATCCATATAATTAATACTGTTAGTATATACTACTAGTAAAGCCTTTTAGTATAGACTGTAAGTAATACTTATAAGTAATACTGTTAGCTAATACTAGTAGTCTTCTACTTATAATACTTATAATACTTATAATACTACTAGTATTAACTAACAGTACCCTCTACTTCTCTTTATATCTATAAAGGTAAAATATAATTTTAGTCTCTGCATTTAGTCCTTGACAGATGCAGGCTAATAGATACAACTACTGGTGCATTGGTTCTAATAAAGATGTCTAAAAAAGTAAGATACTATCAGTCTGATAAAGTTCTAGAAGAATTCTACTTGGCTTTAGCTAAAGGTAATGAGAAGATACTAAGAAGGGTACACATCCCTCACAGTTCAGTCTTCTATGCTAGGGAAGCTTACTACAATCATTCAGGTGAGTGGATTACTTTAGACAGAATGGAAAGATCTATGTACTTAGAAGGTATGTTAAGTGCATATAATGTATTAGATCCTGAGAGAACAAGAGACTGGGAAGACTAATGGCTAAAACAGTGTTAGACGATTGGAAAGTACTACCTAGGCTTATGATGCTTGCGGTTACTGTACTGACTTACCAAGCAGTACACTGGTTTATGTCACTGCCAGATCCAAGTGTAGCACAGTCAGGACTTGTATCAGTCTGTATGGGTGCTCTAACTGGTTGCTTTGGCATCTGGATGGGCAAAGAGTCTAAGACTACTGTAACCCCAACACGTGTAGTACACGAAGAGAGTTATAACAAATGATAGGTCAACTTATAGGTGCGGTAGGTGGACTAGCTTCCACGTATCTTGACAGCAAGGTAGCAGTGCAGAAGGCCAATGCAGAGATCCGTGTGAAGCAAGCAACTGGTGAGCTTGACTGGGACATAGCTGCAATGGACAGCACAAAGAACAGCTGGAAGGATGAGTGGATTACTCTTCTATTTAGCATCCCCCTTATCTTAGCTTTCTGTGGTGAATGGGGTAACCAGATCGTACAGGCTGGCTTTACAGCACTTGAGTCTATGCCTACATGGTACCAGTACTCATTGGGTGGTATCGTTAGTGCTAGCATTGGTATGAGATCCGTATCTAAATTCTTTACAGGGAAAAAATAACATGGCAAACATGAAAACAAAAAAGGGTGCAGGGAATCAACAGGCTAGTTCACCTACCTTTAAAAAAATAGTAAGTGATGTTGACAGTGGAAAACTTACACTTAATCAAGCTATCAATAAAATAGTTCCTTCGGGGACTCCCTTAGAAGTTAAAAATATCCTTGCACGTGCAATGGGTACGCAAACAGCTAAGGCTAACGTAGCTAAGATAGATAATAAAGTTAATAATAAATACTCAAAGAAAACACAAACAAGAAAGCCTAGTAAATAATGTCCTTTAAATTATCAAATCGTAGTCTTGCTAAGATGGAAGGCGTAGACGAAAGCCTAGTGGCTGTAGTCAAACGAGCCATTGAGCTTACCAAAGTAGACTTTGGAGTAATCTACGGTTTGAGGACAGTAGAGGAACAAGAAAAGCTTGTAGCTGCTGGGAAGTCTCAAACTATGAAGTCCAAGCACCTAGAGGGTAGAGCAGTAGACCTCATGGCATACGTAGATGGCAAGGGCTGCTGGGAGTTGAATGTCTATGATGACCTCTGCGATGCAATGAAAGAGGCAGCTAAGGAACTTGGTGTAGCAATCAAGTGGGGTGCAGCCTGGTCAGAAGGTGACATTAGGGACTATGCAGGTACGTCTGAAGATGCTATGATGGCTTACGTGGACTTAAGAAGGTCTCAAGGTAGAAGACCCTTTATTGATGGTCCTCACTTTGAGTTGATGTAATATGGCTATCGAGTACAGAGGTGAGAAGTTCGCAGGCTACAATAAGCCTAAGAGAACCCCTAAGCATCCTACAAAGTCTCATGCGGTCCTTGCTAAGGAAGGCGACACAATTAAGCTTATCAGGTTTGGTGAGCAGGGTGCATCTACAGCAGGTAAACCTAAGTCAGGTGAGTCCGATAAGATGAAGAAGAAACGTGCTAGCTTTAAGGCAAGACACGCAAAGAATATTAAAAAAGGTAAACTAAGCGCAGCCTACTGGGCAGACAAGGTGAAGTGGTGATACTATGATGAAAGTCGGCTTAATGATGGGTGGCGATACACCTGACGTAGACCCCAAGAATAAAGACCGTGCTGAAGAGTATTGGATGTATGGTGCTTCAGAAGAAGACCTCGCTAAGGCTTGGGATAAAGAACTTGAGTATGCTAAACTTAAGAAGTGTGGTAACTGCCATTACTTTAACAACAGAGCCAAGACCCTTAAGGCTTTAAATGCTGAAGCGGGTATGGGTGCCTGTATGAAGTTTTTGTTCATGTGTTCTCAGGACGCTTCTTGTCAAGCTTGGGACTGTAAAGACATGGGCTTTGACGAAGACTTAATGTAATGTGGATGGCGCTTGTCCTTGCTTGCACCAGTGATTCTGCATTTTCCTGTCAAGTGATGGCTAACTCAAAGGAATTATTCAGGACAGAGAAAGAGTGTAAAGCTAACTCGTACAACATGTCATCTTACTTGATGTCTAAAGGGAGTTATGCCTTACCTATCTGTATAGAAATTGGAGTAAGTACTTAATGCCACAGAAAAAGAAATCTACAGTAAATGCTGCTGGTAACTACACAAAGCCCACTATGCGTAAGAACCTTGTCTCAAAGGTTAAGGCGGGTGGAAAAGGTGGTAAGCCTGGACAATGGTCAGCAAGAAAAGCACAGATGGTTGCAAAGCAATACAAAGCTAAGGGCGGAGGGTACACTTCATGAAGGAACCCCAGAAGTCTTTAAAGAACTGGACAAAGCAGAAGTGGCGTACAAAGAGTGGAAAGCCTAGTGCTAAGACTGGCGAGAGGTATCTCCCAGAGAAAGCTATCAAGTCTTTGTCTTCTTCAGAGTACGCAGCAACAACAAAAGCCAAGAGAGAAGGCACTGCTAAAGGTAAGCAGTTTGTCAAACAACCTAAGAAGATATCAGAAAAAGTAAAACCATTCAGAGCAGCAAAAGGTACCCTAGCAATGAAAACTCCAATGAACGCAGGCATGAAAGCACTAAAGAAAAAGGCACCAGCAGTAGCCAAGAAGATGGGCTACTCGAAGGGTGGTATGAAGAAAACAATGGGCTACAAAGCAGGTGGCGTAGTAGAAGCCAAATGCGGCGCATCTTATAAGGGTTAAGTGAAATGTTTAAGTTCTTAATTAAGATTGGTAAAGAGATCTTTGGTACCAACAGTAAACGTGTAGCTGATGACCTAGCAAGACAAGGTGGTACACGTATCCCTAAAAGTAAGGTACCAAAAAATGTAACAGTTAGGAAAGCACCTACAGTAGCCCAGCCTAAGTCCCCCAGCACTGGTCAGTTCAGAAGAAGTCAGCCACCAGCTGCCCGTGCTAACACAGCCCCAGCCGCTCCTAGAACTGCACCTAGACCACCTGCAACAGCCAAACCAGGTAGTAAGCCTAGGGTACCTTCCACGAATACAAAACCAAAACCAAGTACAAGCGTAGCTAAGCCTAAGGCTTCCCGTTCAGGTAGCGGTAGTTCCGGCCCTAGTCGCCCAATGAAGGATATCACACCTAACAGGAATGCACCTGGAAGACCAAGTGGTTCTCGTATTGTGGGTGTGAACCCTAAGGCCATGCGTAGCCCAAACACTAAGTTGGGTGCCCTTGACATGTCTACACCTGAGGTATTGGTTCCTCCTTCTGATGATAAAAAACCAACTAAGAAGCCTTTAAAAAAGACAACAAAGAAACAAAGTGATGCAAACAAGAAGGCAGCAGAAACTAAGAAGAATGCTCCTACTAACGCAGCACCAAAGAAGTCACTTCGCCCTAAGCAACGCCCTGCTGCAGGACCAGTTACTAACGAGTCCTTCGGTAAGGCATTCGCTAGAAACCGTAAGTCTGGTAATGCTACTTTTACTTGGAAGGACAAGAAGTACACTACTCGATACAAGGAGGAAAGTGTTGCCCAGCACAAGAAGAAGTTTGGCGTGGAGGGTAAGTACTGATAGTGTTTAAACTTGAAGGTGATAAAGTTGTTAGCCCTCGTGGTGATGTTCTTGCAGAAAAAGTCTATGGGGAGTGGCAAACTAAAGATGCTGCTGTCCTAGACTTCTTGGCAGGTCAGGACAAACCAAAAAAGAAAGCAGCTCCAAAGAAAAAGAAACAGGTTCAAGAAGAGTTAGCTATGGAAAGAGCAAGAGATGAGAATGGACATTTCATTGCTGATGACCCTGATACAGAAGTTAACGAAGCTTGGCTAGTTAAGACAGTTAAGAAGGTTATTAAAAAGTAATGGTTGTAGCTCGTGCATATAACACTGTAACAAAAGGTCTAACAGTTACCGCTACGTCAGGCGGTGCCAGTGCTGACCTTCTGTACGTATGCCCTGCTAACTTTGATGCAGAGATAGTATTCCTGCATGTTACTAATGGTGATACTGCTAATCACAACATAAGCCTGCAGTGGTATCACGCAGATACAAATACGTATCACCACATACTAAACGATAAAGCTATAGCTGGTAAAGATGTGTATAACGTCATAACGTCAGACAGGTTATTCTTACACGCAGGTGATAAGATATTGGCCTTTGACGGTGCCAGTGCTTCTTTAGAAGTGTTTATGTCAGCCAAAGAGATGTACAACCCTAACAGGTAACGCATAGCGGGGTTGCATTATTATCTGTAGTATGTTATAACTATATGTGTAAAACTAGTCTCCGGTGGTTAATTCAACCACAGATCAGATACAAACGGAGACTATCATGTTTAAAGTATGGGCAAGTTCAGCACTAAAATCAATCCAAGACTCTCAACAAAGACGTGCAGACTTCTGGATTCTCCAGAATATGTCAAACAAAGAGCTACGTGATATTGGTATTTCACGAACTGAAATAAGGCGTACAATTTATGGGCAGAACACTAACTGAAAAACAGCAGAAGTTCTTAGACGTTCTGTTTGACGAAGCCAAAGGCGATCCTGTTAAAGCTAAGAAGCTTGCAGGATACGCCGAAGGTGTGGCTACTGCTCAAATTGTAGCGTCTATTGAAGACGAAATTGTAGACAGAACAAAGAAGTTTATCTCACAGTCTTCCACCAAGGCTGCCTATACTATGTTCAGCGTTATGGCAGACCCAACAGACCTAGGTGTTAAAGAAAAGATGATGGCCGCTAAAGATATTCTTGACAGAGCGGGTTTCACTAAGACAGAGAAGGTAGAAGTTAAGACTTCGGAGCCTCTCTTTATCTTACCATCAAAGGATGATGATGCCTAAGGTTAAGACTGCAAGGGCATCAGAGGCAAAGTACCCAACTAAAGTAGAATGGCAAGTACCCCTTCGAGGAGAAAATGGTGAGTGGTACCCCATCATAAGAGTTGGAAGACACGTACCTTTCGGATACAAGCAGGATGAAGAAGATCCTGATCTACTAATACCCATACCAGAAGAATTAGAACTTTTAGAAAAAGCAAAACTATTCCTACAAGAGTACAGCTTACGGCAGGTAGCTCGATGGCTCTCCCAACAGTCAGGTAGGTATATATCACATGTAGGGTTAGACAAACGTGTCAGGATCGAAGAAAAGCGAAGACGAGCTTCCTCAAGCTATAGGAAGTATGCCAAAAAGTATAAAGAAGCGTCGAGGAAAGCGGAGAAGATCGAAAAAGAAAGACTTGGTGGTAGAGCTACCAAAAGAATCTTTGGAGACTCTCGCACAGGACCATACAACTCTGACTCAGAATGACGATGACGTTGAGCAGGTACAAAGAGAAATTATCTTTGAACCCAACCCTGGGCCTCAAACGAGCTTCCTAGCTGCCACGGAGCAAGAAGTTCTCTACGGTGGTGCAGCTGGTGGTGGTAAGAGCTATAGTCTAATCGCAGATCCGGTTAGGTACTTCAACAACCCTAACTCTAGGATGCTTATTGTACGTAGGAGTACAGAGGAACTAAGAGAACTTATCTCAGTATCTAAACAACTATACCCACGGGCTATCCCAGGTATTAAGTTTATGGAGAGAGACAAGACTTGGGTTGCTCCTAGCGGTGCTACACTATGGATGTCGTACCTTGACCGTGACGATGACGTTATGAGGTACCAAGGTCAGGCCTTCAACTGGATTGGTTTTGATGAATTAACTCAATGGCCTAGTCCCTATGCCTGGAATTATATGCGCTCACGGCTTAGGACTACAAAAGCTAGTGGCTTACCTCTCTACATGAGAGCAACGTCAAACCCCGGGGGGCCCGGTCATCAATGGGTAAAGAAAACCTTCATTGACCCTAACACACCTAACGAGGCATTTTGGGCTACAGACGAAGAAGGTGAGACAATCTGTTGGCCCAAGGGTCATAGTAGGGAGGGAGATCCTCTATTCAAGAGGAAGTTTATTCCTGCGACTTTGTTTGATAACCCTTACCTGTCTGATGACGGGATGTACGAAGCCAACCTACTCTCTTTGCCCGAGCATCAACGGCGTCAACTGTTGGAAGGGGATTGGGACATCAACGAGGGAGCTGCTTTCCCTGAGTTTAACCGTAGAGTTCACGTTGTAGAACCCTTCGACATACCCCACAGTTGGCCTAGGTTTAGGGCGGCTGACTACGGATACGGGTCTTACAGTGCTGTACTTTGGTTTGCTGTATCTCCAGACGAACAGCTTATTGTTTACAGAGAGCTTTACGTATCTAAGGTTCTAGCCACAGACTTAGCAGACATAATTTTAGACCTTGAGTCTTCTGAGAATATAAGGTACGGTGTTTTAGACAGTTCCCTTTGGCACAAGAGGGGAGACACTGGACCCAGCCTAGCTGAACAAATGATAGTCAAAGGTTGCAGATGGCGACCAGCTGACAGGTCTAAGGGGTCTAGGGTCTCAGGTAAAAACGAACTACATAGAAGACTTCAGGTAGACGAGTTCACAGAGGAACCTAGAGTAGTTTTCTTTAATACCTGCTACAATACAATTGCTCAACTACCATCCCTTCCTCTTGATAAAACAAACCCTGAGGACGTGGACACTAAATCTGAAGACCACATCTACGATGCCCTACGTTACGGTATTATGACAAGACCTAGAAGTAACTTGTTTGATTACAACGCTAGCACTCAGCGTACAGGCTTTCAGGCAGCAGACTCAACGTTTGGATACTAAGGAATAATTATGGAAGAAGATGACATCTTGGCTGAAGAAGTCTACATGGAAGATGCTAAAGTATCTTTTATTGAGGACGCAGACGAAGAAGCCTATAGTGATCCCTCAGTAGGAACTATCGTAGGCTACGTTCAGCAACGTTTTGAGAAGGCTGAGACTGCTAGAAATGCTGAGGAGCAACGCTGGATCAGAGCGTACAGAAACTATAGAGGTCTTTACAGCCCAGACGTACAGTTTACTTCTACAGAGAAGTCTAGAGTGTTTGTTAAGGTTACGAAGACAAAGGTGCTGGCAGCTTACGGTCAGATCGTAGAGGTTCTGTTTGGAGCAAACAAGTTCCCTATCAGCATTGACCCAACGGTTCTGCCTGACGGTGTTACTGAGGCTGTACACCTTGAGACTGAAGACAGCCTTAAGCAAATGGATGAGCGTCAGGATTCTTTAGCTGAGACTCCAACCCTTGAACCTGGGGAGACACTTGTAGACTTCAGGGAACGTCTCGCTGGCCTTAAGGATAAGCTAGCCCCAGTGGAGGCTGACCTAAAGGAAGGTGAGGCAGGATCACCCACACAGATTACTTTCCATCCCGCTATGATAGCAGCTAAGAAGATGGAAAAGAAAATACATGACCAACTAGAAGAGTCTAATGCTAGAAAGGAATTGCGTACAGCAGCCTTTGAGTGTGCCTTGTTTGGTACTGGTATTATGAAAGGCCCGTTTGCAGTAGATAAAGAGTATCCTAACTGGACTGAGGAAGGAGAGTACTCCCCTCTTATTAAGACCATGCCTAGATGCTCCTCTGTTTCTATCTGGAACTTCTACCCAGACCCAGATGCAGCAAACATGGATGACGCAGAGTATGTCGTTGAGCGTCACAAGATGTCCCGCACTCAAATACGA